GATTTTAAATGAAGCTCCCTCTGTTTTTGAAGATACCTTTTACCATAAATATCAGGCTGGCCTTGCAGTTAATAGTTTTTTGGTGTATAATTCGGTTATTTTGTTATTTGTTTCTATTTTAGAATATGTAGCTATTATATCTCGTGTTGTCCCTTCTTTCCTAGTTGCTAGTGCTGGTCGTATTACTGTGGATGAATTGTATTTTAAGAGAAAATCGGGAATTCAGTTGGATCATTTCTTAACCGTTTTAGAATTAGTGACGTTTACAGCTTTAATAATATTTTTATTCTTTTGTGTTGTACACTTAGTTAGTTTTTTACGTAAGGTTTTGGTGTGGTCGTGTCGTAATCCAGTGTGTGCCATATTGTTGATCATCAAACAGACACTTTGTATATTATATCGCTTTAGGCTTTTTGGTTTCTTGTTTCAATTAGTTAAAGGAATCTTTTTAGTCTCTTATAGAGGTGTATTTTTAGTCGTCTGTTTGATAGTCAAATATACAAATTGTATTGGTTTCAGTCTTCTATTCGTTCTTTGTGTTGTCCATTGTTTATATGGGAACATTGTCAAGGAGTTTTTAGTGTCAACTGGACTTTTCATTTGTAATACGAACGATGAGGTTATGCCTTCATATCATAATTATGATAAGATTGTAGTACCTCTTAGATCACTAGCTACTATGTCGCTAGTGATTATACCACAATCATCGTATAATAACGTCTTTATTAATTGTTTTGCGGCATGTATATTGGTGTTTTTAACGTTTGGTTGTGAGTTGTTTTGTCTTTTTCCTTTAACCTTGATATTTATTGTTAGTGGTGGTGGGAAAAGCTTAGAACATGCTGATAAAATTATCCAAAGTCCATCATTACAAGAAACTAAGAAAGGTAGGAATAAGAGAGGCGGTCATGGTAGGTTTGTTGGTAGAGTATTGGCTAATAAAAATGCACAACATTATGCAGGTGTCAAGACGATCGATGAACTTCAAGATGAAATGTTTTCTTATAGGCCTTTCGATATTGATGGTGATGATGGCGCTGCGTATGGTCAAGATTGGGCTGATGAGGATGCTGAGGATTATGATTTCTTTAACGACCTTAATGTTACCCAGGAAGATAAACAAGCCTATACACAACGCGTGCATCGTGCATTCGCTTTAGCTAAAGCTAATGCAAGGTTCAGCAAATGGGCTGAGAGGAAACGTAGTAGACAAGAGTCTAAGTATCAGGCGGTACAGGAGTCGCGTTGTGAGAAGGATCAGATTTTGTTGCGTTATGCTTTAAGTATAATGAACACCTGGCATACACTTTTCAGTGTTCCTTACAATGAGGATTTCGGAGCCTTTTACTGTAGTATTTTGTCTATTTATGGTATTACTCGAATAGAAGATATTCGTTTTTCTCCTCCTGTCTATGTTCCTGTATCTGATAACACTATTGTTCCTGTTTCATGTTACGAAGACTTTGACGATGTCAAAGATCATTACATGCGAATAGCTAATGAACTATATAGTCGTAAAAAAGAGATCAAGGGTAAGAAGAAATCCGACATTCCTAAAGGAGTTACAACTAGTGTCATATGTGGACCTATTGACTCACCTCACACTGTCCTTGTTGACGGTACGGTGCAAGAAGGTCAAATTATCACTGACACCAACTGTGCTAGCAATTCGCTTAATCCTGTCAAAACTGTTGAAGTTAAGTATGTTCCTTTTTCATGTTTTATGGAGAGTTCAGTTTGGGCTAATGAAGGCGAGAGCCATGGAGCTTATTCTTTTGATCTTAAAACAGAATTAAAGGTTATTGATGACAATGGTATCGACGATAATGACGCGTTAGATTATATTTATGAAAAAGGCTTTAGAGACCATGATGGGTCTAGTTTTGAAACTATGACGCAGGTTACTTTAGCCGTTTCACGAGGTAATTGGATTAATATTGACTCATGTCAACAATGTTTAGAAGGTTTGTCATTCAAACATTCTTTACTTAAGATTGGTCACATGTATATCAATGAAGTCTCTAATATGGTCATAACGTGCATTAATGGAATTGTTAAAGCCACATGTGAGTGCAGTAGATGCAGTATAGTTAAAGACTCTAGTGAATTTACTACTAAAGTAGACTATTCAACCCATAAGTTTAGCTGTGGTGAGGCCGAGGTTAGTTATTACGAAAGTAAATGGCGTCCTATGTGTCGTGATTGTGTGTCAATAATGTTGGATGAAAGCCGTATTGACATTTCTTTAGTTAAATGTCCCACGTGTAAGAAGGATGTTGATAAAGACCAGTTTTCTAAGAATGGGAAATCTTTTGTTTCTTGCTACGCATGTCGATGTGCATATGTTAAGCGTATGACGCGTGAAAATCAACAAAATGTAGTCAGAGAAGTCTTTTATCCTTTACGTAAGGATAATCCCATAATTAGTGCTTTGGATCTTATTAGATTTCCAAATGCTCAGGAGCGCAACGCATATCTTGATTATATTATGTACATTAAAAAGGTTAAGTCAGATTTTAGAGAGAAACTTGTTCAAGAAATTTCTAATATGACAAGCGATAGTGATCTTCATCGTAAAATAGCCGATATTGTATGTACACATATGAAAAGTATTAGTGCGGAAGAACTTGAACGTTGTAAGAATGTTTATAGGAAGCTTAAAGAAGAAGCTGACATTAAACTTAGGAATTCTGTCCTTTTTTCTAGTGGGTCAGTTGTTACTACTACGACATATGCTGATGCGGTTCGTAATACTACTGAAGCCAAACAGGAGTCAGTTAAATCTCACCCGAAGAAGAAACCAACCCCAAAGCCTGTAAGGTCTAAAGGGAAGGAACCTGAGACAGCATCTTTAATAACCAATGAGTCTACGCAAGTTGAGCCTGATACCGATAGAGAACAGGAGACCTCAGTGCAAGCTGTAAGTCTTGCTGCAAAGTCTAAAATTCAAGCTATTTCTAGTCTTTTGGGAATTGGTGCTCGTGCTTCCAATAGTGGTCCTATTGCCAGCCTTGATGTTAGTATTCAAACAGAATGTGAACAGCAAACAGTTAACTATTATGATGCAATCAAAGAGTTAACCGCTTGTGTTATGGCTCTACGTGATGACAATGCCGCGTTACGTGAATTAGTAAGTGGTATAGCAATCAGTAAAAATAAAGCCAAAACCAGCAATCATCAGTCTACTAGTACAGATTGTCCTATGAGGAATTTTTCTATGAATACGGATAAGACTATTACTAAGACTGTTAGTGTTGGCACTGACAAGGATGATATTATTGAGGCCATTGTGGCTCCTTTGCGAGGTGGTGATAGGCGGAATAAGACTAAGAAGAAAACTACGGTTAGGGTGTCAGAACAAGAATCAGCTGTTGGAACTTTTGTTTCTAAAGCTGAGATTGTTAACAAGGATTGTTGTAATCTCTGTTATAAGCCCACTGGTATTAGTAATCAAGAAGCTCTTATTTCCCATACTGAGCTGCCACGTGTACAAGACTTAAGGCTACATATCCGAATAGGATCGTCCGATGTTTATACTTTTAATGCTGTCTGTACTGCTGTAACCCCCATTGTGTCACATGTGTTGCTAACTATAATGACTGTCAACCATGTCAATTCATCTAAGTTGAGTGGTGTATCTTTCATTGATGGTGAAAGTAATAAGAAAGTGGCAATATTGTCTCTATCCTCCTCTACTAAAGTGTTTGACATTATTAGGAAAGAAGGATTGTTAGTTGGAACGCGGTTTGAGGAAAACAACGTGTATCTCGATGATGCAGAGACTTTTAATATAACCTCTAATCTTAATTATCAAAACACACCTTGCTACAACCCTACTATGGGTTGTTTTGTTCTGGCGATTCCATGTTTAAATGGTGTAACTAGTACGAAGTGTGCTAGTCTGATTAATGATCTTATTATTCCGTCTTCACGGTTCAACCCCGAACTATTACGAGTTGGTACTAAGATTGTGACTATCGGGCGAGGAATTAATAGTCAGCGGATAGGAGTTGGAAATGTTGTGAGCTTTAACGAGTTCGGACCAGGCCTAATTGTACTCCATCATAATGCCTCTGTTGCAGATGAGACTGGTAGAGGAACTGGTATGTCTGGATCTCTCGTGTTGGCTTACAGCGATTTGTCTAAAACGTATGTTCCATTTGGGCTCCATTACGGGGTCCAGAAAGGAAATAACGTTGCCTACTCGTTGACCAATTGTACTATTAAACAAACTAGTGAACTTAATAAGTTCATTAGTAGTTACAATAAATGACTTGTTGGCCAGTATCCTAGAGGGACAGCCCCGCTCCAGCATAATTGCTGTTATAAGTGGGGAGATTCTAATGATGTATCATGTGATACCCTCGTAGGATACGTGGCCTCAAACATAGTTGAGACTAATGAGACTGAAAAGTTCCGCCTTGTTGATGAAAGAATGTCAGAGGTTTTACCTTATTGCGATTATCGTATACACAAAGGATGTAGTAGACATATCAGTGATGAGATATCTAGATGTCAGAGTGGGTCGGTAAATGTTAGTAACGTAACACTTGATGTGGTGTATAAGGATTTGTTGCAACATATGTCCAATATTTGTCCAGTCCGGTTTGAACCTATACCGTATGATGTTGTAGTATTGTCAAAGAAAATGGACACCTCTCCAGGTATGCCTCTTAGAAATACATGGACTACATATGGTGATTTGTTGCTTGATATTGATATTAAACAGGTTTGTAAGGACCTCTATGAATGGGAGGAATCTATCCTTAATGGAAGACTTGTTGTCACACCTGTTATCCAAGTTTTTGGTAAACGTGACAAATATTCACAATCTAAGCTACAAACTGGCAGATATAGAACTATTCAATGCACTGATCTAGGCATCGTCTTCCTGATGAAACGTTATTATGGCGACTTTATTGAAAGATTAGAGCTAGCTTTACCGTGGATGTATTTAGTTACTAACACTACGCAGTATGATCTTAAGGTTGCCAGGTTGAGACAAGGATTGAACGTAGGAGTTGATTTTACGGCCTTTGATAGATGTCAGAATCCCATTATTATTGAGAGGACTCTGCGTTTGTTGTCGTTGTTAGCTGGTGTTCCCACCAGCATAACAGATTTTGTTGTTGGATCTATAGCTCATTCTGTTTGTCTTTGTCCCAATGGTGACATGTATCTACCTGGCGGTTTAAATCCGTCAGGTCAGTACCTGACCTCTGCTGTGAATACCGTTAATCATATGGTTATTAATTTGTGTTATTTTTATGACGTTGAACAGTTACAACCTCTTTTTCTACTAAATGGAATGAGGTTTAATTCTGTGCCAGGACCTTATTTAGCATCGATGACCGGTGATGACGGTATTGATCACTTTAATAACGATAAGTTGCTTATTAATTTCCGTGATAAGTATTCAGACTACGTTCGAGACCGATTCGCTATTGTGACTAAGTTAGATTATCGTCTCACTAAAGAAGGTAAGAAGGATGTATATCGTGATATGCTTCCACCGTATCTTTCATCAGTGGAAATAGAGATTGGTAGTTTCGGACGAAGGCTGTATGTTAATGTCCCTGCCAGGCCCAATCGTGTCCTCACAGGCCTTCAATGGTGTACTTCGAATGACAACACAGACCCTAATTACAATGATAAAAGAGCAGAACAAGTTGTAGGTATTCTACAGTGCTTTTCAGCTTATTTTGATTGCGATGTCAATGGTTGGCTAGCGACTCCTAAGCAGGTCGTAGCCCTTGAAACTTTGGCTTCTAAATTAGGAATTAGTGTTGCTTCTTTGGCCGCCAATGTCACGTGTGAAGTAGAGCAGCATTGTTCTAAGTCGGGGCAAATTGAATTTGCCGTAATAGATAAGTCGATGGTTAAAGTAGAAGTTATTGAAGACAAACAAACAACGCCCAAAGGAAAAGGGAAGAGAAACCGCCAGAAGAAAAAGAAAACTTCAATGGCAGTTGTCGTGTCGCAGCGTCCCCAAGTACCACCACCCCCTAAGAAAGGGAAAGGTAAGAAAGGCAAAACCACTAATAGAGGCCGCCACCTCTTAAGTGGGCATCCAGCTGCGGAAATAATGAAGAATGATAATGCCCGAGCTGTTATGGAACAAATTATCTTACCTCATGAAGCTAGTCTTGTTAGGTTACGTGGTAGTGATTCAGGTTGCATGTTAGATACTTCACTAGGGAAAAGCTTTAAAGTGTTGACAGTTGATATGACTGCGGTTAGATCAACTAATCAACTAACTTGGCCAGTACTTAGTAATGGAGGTTACGTTTGGGATTTATTCGAAGGTTATGATTGCGTCAGTTTCTATGACGCTTATATCTTAGCTTGTATCCCGTATGCTGCCCCTTTGGGGGGTGTTATTTATGCAGGTGCTAATCTAATAAATCCAGAATATAGCCCTCAAAGTCAGTATCTTTCTTTTGCGCCCATCGGTATAGCTAACATTCCAATAGGCAGGTTGCTTCTTGAATATGTGGAGTTAGTTCCACTTACAGTTGGAGCCCCATACGGGCCTTACCACCCATTTGTTTCGACAAGTGCTGGAAGGTGCATCTGGATAGATGCTGGTGCTAATCCAGCGGAAGCTACAGTTACGGTCAATCTCACAACCGATGCGGTTACGACGATTCCAAATAATTTTATATCGTTGGATTTGTATCCTATTGCTTTGGGTAAAGACTCGTTGATGAATACTGCTCCTAAGTACTCTAATTTCTTTCCAGCAGTTGGTCCTCTTGCTACTTCCACAAATCTTATCAATGTCTATGAATCCGGTTATTACTATATTTCTATACGTGGAACAATTGCTACTTCGGCAGTTAATGTAGGCGCTCAGGTTAATCCTTCATTGGAAATTACAACTAGAACGTCTGTTGTGTCGAAATTTGTTCTTAACGAAGACATACATGTTAATGCCTGGACTAGGACCTTGACCAATTTAGCGCTTCCACGTGATGTTCAAGTGTTAGGATCATCGGCTTTAGTTACAAATGTTTCTCCCTTAATTTTTAGAGATGGAACAGTGTACGGAGCCTCTTGGGACTACGCTTCTCCTTATTGGAGCTATACTAATCGACTCACTGAGTCAATGTCTGGAATGAATACAAGAAGCACGTTTGTGGGTGATTGGCCCACTGGTTGTTATGGATTTGTGAAGCCCGCTAAGATGGTGTTTCGTACTAGTGTTGAGCGCTCCGTTAATGGGGTTATGTATAACACAGGGTATGTTGCTGATCCAATAGGGGATGAAGATACTAGACTGTTAGGGTTCAACCATTTCCGGATAGCATCCGATGTTGCTGTTGGAAACCCTGGACAGAAAGTACGGTTTGCTTTTTGTGTTGGCTACGAGTTTACTTCTGCTAGCCAGTTGTTTTACACACGTCCGGCCAAAATCCCACCCTCTGTTGTAGATGATGCTCTTTTTGCGATTAATAGTCTTGAGACTAATTTCTCTCCTAATGATACTCATGTTAATGGCTTTATGAATGCTATTAAGAAGGCAGCTAATTGGGTTGTTGATGCAGCGGGCAAAGCATCTCCTTATGTGCAGCTGGCGGGCCGCATAATGGAGCTGTTTGCCCCGACTCAGGTCCTAGGCAAGGTTGTCAGTGGAGTCGGTCAGAGTTTATCTGACCGAATCCTTGGCAACCTTGTCTAGGTCCACCACCGCGTGGTTGCGGTATAGAAATCACCCCCTCACCATGTTGCGTGGTGGGGTCTGCCGCGAATCGTGTACTTTTATACGCG